TATCACGGTTACCCTGTCCGACCCCGGGAGGTCTCAAGGCGCGAATGCCCCCCTATACCGGGAGTATCCCACCCTGATTACCAGACCTCCGAGTGCACACCCAAGCCTGGGGTGCTGTCATTATCGCTTTTTGTGTTGTTACATGTGTCATGCGCTGGCACGATGTTGGCTCGGTCCCAGATCAGCTCGGGGTACTTGGACCTGGGCTTGATGTGGTCGAGTTGGTTGGCCCCTGGCTGTTTGCAGATCCAGCATTTGACTACGACGCCTTTGGGCAGAAGCTCTTTCGCGATTTTGCGCCTGCGGCCTGAGTTGTTCACCCATTCGTCTGCTGCCATGTGCTCAACCCCTAACACGACTGTTGGTCCCGTTCAATTAAACGAAACCAACGTTACTATTCTATTTGTCAAGTATACTGGGTGTCAATATATTAGTATGGGTGAGGTTCGTCACATGGGGGTAGTATACCCAACGAACCCCACCCTATACTATAGGTCCTCTACCCCTAGTGCCCCACCTTGTAGGGCCTGCCCCTCTTGCGGGTAAGCTTCTTGAGTCCGCGCCTCTGCTCCCGCGTGAGGGTGGCTGGGTCCTCGCGTCCGAAGGTGTGGGGCAGAACAGGCCGGGTTTTGACCGCAGCCTCTTCGGCCTCGGCCTTCTGCAGTCCCTCCTCAGCTTCCCACATCTTGATAATCCAGGCAGGAGGCGGGCAGTCGTTGCCACAGATGCAGCCGGTCGTATCGTCGTCCCAGCAAAAATCTACGTCCATTATTGTTGTACCTTTCCGTGTTTGCGCTCGCAGGTCCAGTCCTCCGAGGCGGGTTGGTCTTGCAGTTTGGTGTTGCCGCACTCGGTGCACTTGACTACCCAGCGCGTGGTCATTAGAACCCGACCTGATCCCGAACCAAGCGGACCCCGTGCTCGCCCAGCACGTTCATGATGTGGGGTCCCCACTTGTGGACATGGATTGTTTCACGTGGAACAGACCAGTGCACCATCCCGACCGTGGCCAGTGGGTGGGATGGGAACCCCTCGATGATCAGGACCCCAAGGCCGGTCTCCTTCGCCCGCTGGCACAGGTCCTCTTCCAGTGCGGCCCTGCGTTCGGCCAGTTGCCGTGCGGCTTGGGTTATGAACGGGTGGTATCCGCTGCCGTGTTCCAGTATGGGTTCAGGGTCCCACAGGGGTTGGCCCGGGTAAGTGGTCATGACTTGGCTCCTTTGCCGAGGATCGCCTGTATGAGTTTCATCCCGGCGAGCGCCTGGGTTTTGCGCTTGTGCGCGTCCAGTATCGCTTTATCCCGGGTCACGGTGTGGCCGGGGTTGACTGCGCAGGTGAAGTCTTTCTCCACCATTTTGCCTTGTACCATCCACACTCCGAGTGCACCGCCACACTCGACCGTAGAGTCGCCCTCTTCGCCGGATTTGATGGAGCAGGCCAGGTTCTCGATCCGGTAGAAGTATGCGGACATGAGTGGATCGGGGGTGACCAGCTTCTCTGCGGCTTGCCTTGCGGCGACCACCCTAGCTCCCCAGTGCCGCATCTTGTCGGCTCCGGCTGGGTCCCCGTCCAGTGTGTCTAGGTTACGTGCAAGATAGCGCAGTTCGTAGGGCACATCTTTACGTCCGGGTCCTCGACTGGTACCCGCGAAGAGTAGATTGATCCAACCCCTTCCCGCATAAGCGATACCTCGTATATCGTGCCGGACTCTAGCAGCTTCGTCGTTAAGGTCAAGCCCCGTAACCATGGGGTCTTTCGCGCCTTGGACTTTGACTTGTTCCGCTTTTTCTTCGACATTCATCCTCCGGGTGAGGGCTTGGAATAGTGGGTCGTATACGTCGGCCAACCAGTGCAGCTCTTGCCAGAGCCTGAACCCGCAGGTCTGGCAGAGCAGGTGCCCAGCTTCGGCGCGGGCCTCGCATTCGTTGATGCAGATGCGGTCGAGGTTAATCAAGGTAAGATACCTCTATGTCGTTGCTGGCCCCAGGCATGACTGTGAATTGCCTGCTGCCGTTGATGTTTAGCCTGCCTTTGCGGGTGATCCTGACGCGGATTACCTCGCTGGGGTCGTGCGAGTCGTGCAGACGGAAGCTGATAGTGGCTCCCTCGGGCAGCATCACGTTTGGCTCGTCGTAGGTGCTGATGTAGGTGTTGGACCCTGGCTCTCCGAAGTGGCCCTGCCGGAACTGGGCGTTCTCGCGCTGAGCTATATCGAGGTCCCGTTCCAGCTCCTCAATACGTTCCTGCGCCCATACGGGCAGGGACTGCACCGAGCGTTGTTTGGTCTGTCGCATTCTGGCTCCCTATCTAGGCTCCTTGGATACTGTTGGAGGCCCGGAGGTCGAATCCTGGCGGGACTTGCGTCCAGCTATCTTCCTGCGGGCCTCCAAAGGACCGAGCCGTAAGGAGCCACCCCGGCTGGGTCTGAGTACTACTCTACCACCATATTTGACTATCTGTCTAGCCGGGGTCTACTCACCTATCTTGACAGACTGGCAAACCCGGTCTTACAATAGAGGGGCAGGGGTTATAACCACATTCGGTCTCACATCGAATAAGGAGCCAGCAATGGTTGATTTTCCAGCACCGACCACCGGTCCGATTTCCACGCTTTGCCGCTGCGGTTGTGGGGAAGCCACCGCCAGCTACCGGAGCGTATACCGGCCAGGTCATGACAGCAAACACATCTCACATCTTCTGATCGAAATCTTGAACGGTATCGATGGAGTGGAGCACGGCAAAACCAAGATCAAGGACTTTCAAACCCAGGTCTCGGACGCCTTCATCTTGCTGCCGTCTGCGGCACTGCAGGATCGGCTGTACCACGCAATACTCAACTACGGGAGAGGCCGTCTCCGGGATCGCCTCGTGGAACTCAAAGTCCAGCCCTTTGAGCCTGCGCGTGCCAGTAACGCAAAGTAACATCAGGACCTTGCCCAAGGGATAACTTGACTCGAGGGCAAGGTTCTGGTAAAGTAGTTCTTAGAGGTTCACCCGGAACCCCTCAGACCGAAGGAGCCAAAAATGGCCAAGACCCAGACCCTCAGCAACACCGCCAAGGCCGCAATCAACCTGCTGATCGACCTCGGCAACAAGAAGTTCTCCTACTTCGACGAGGGGATCGTTGAGGACTCCGGCATCTGGTACTCGGCTCTCCGCGACGAAATGCCGAATTCCTCCACCCTCAACGCCCGGGCAATCACCAAGCTGGTCAAGGACGGGATGTTCGTCAAGTACGACCGCGACGAGGACGGCGAGGAGTGGCTGTCACTCACGGCCAAGGGTGCCGCTTCCGCTCTGGCATTCAAGGACGATACCAAGCTCGAAATCACCGAGGAGGCCCAGGCCCCCAAGGAGCGCAAGGCCCCGACCGCCCAGGCTGCAGAGGGCAACGGCTGCAAGTGCGGCTGCGGAGTCCAGGTCCAGGGCAAGAAGGCCCTGTACCGTCCCGGCCACGACGCCAAGCACGTCTCCCGCCTCGTGGCCGAAACCCGGGCCTCCGGCAAGCAGCCCGCCGAAGCCTCCCTGCTCTCCACCCGCCTCTTCGCGAAGTTCGTGAAGGCCCTCACCAAGTAGTCCCTCCGGGGGTCCTCCGGGACCCCCACTGGGACCGGCTGGATTGGCCAGTCGTAAGGGTTCGACACCCTCCGGCCCCACGAACTTGACGCGCAGTCAAGGATATGTTTTAATAGAAATATGAGGCCGGAAGGACCGGCCCCGTCAATGAAGGAGCCAAAAATGACCGAGACCCAGACCACCACCACCCGCCACTGCAACTGCGGCTGCGGCGAGGCCACTTCCTCCAGCAAGACGATGTACAAGCCGGGACACGACGCTCGCCACGCTGGCAACGTCGCCCGGGCCATGGCAGCGGATTACAACGACGCTGGCAACGACGAGAAGCTGGAGGCCCTGCCCTCTGCAAACCTCAAGCACAAGGCCCGCATGATGGCCGCTCGTCTGGTGGAGAAGGCCGCAAAGAAGGCCGCAGGTCGCACCGCCACCAAGACCCAGGACAAGCCCGCGAAGGCTTCCAAGAAGGTCGCGGAGGTCGTAGCCGCCGAAGAGGCCGCGCACGCCGAGGAGACGGCAACGGAGGTCCCGGAGCCGATGTTCGAGGACGAGACCCCCGTCTACCGCGAGCGCGGCTTCGTGAAGATCGGACGCTGGGAATACCCGCTCCGCGAGAACCACTTCGGCAAGACCGAGCGCAACACCAAGCGCGACGGCTCCGGCGAGTGGGTCGAGTACGAAGCCAAGTAGAACCCAGGGACCCCCGGTCGTAACAGGCCGGGGGTCTTCCCTTGTCCCGGTTTGACTGAGTGACAAGGATGTGATTTAATTGAAATATGGGCCGGAACGACCGGTCCAGTTCAGATAAGGAGCCAACCTTGAACAAGCGCAACCAGAAGCCCGCGACCTACAAGGCCGAATACTTCTACGACTCGGTAGGCCGTCGCCGGAAGCTGCAGGACTCGGCAATGGCCCGGATTCGCGAGGAGTTCGCGGACGGGGTGCCGACCAGCCTGATCGCCTCGGAGTGGGGAGTCTCGGTCGCCCTGGTCCGGACGATCTGTTACAACACGGCGAGGAAGCGGGACCAGGACAAGATCGGAGAGTAGAGGCGAGGCCCCGGGCGAGAGTCCGGGGCCAACCCGTACCCGGTTTGACACGCGGACAAGGATATGGTAAAATTTAATTTAGAGGGGCAGACAGCCCCTCGGAACTAAGGAGCCAGAAATGATCAGCAACGAAACCTTCGCCGCAGTCGCCACCGAAATGCACCGGATCAGCGCCGACCTTGAGGACCTGCAGCCGGGTCTGAGCCTCACCGGGGAAATCTTCCTCGACCTCGCCGCCAAGCGGGTCTGGTTCCGGGTCTGGAACGAAGAGCCGAACACGACCCACTGGGTGGCCTGGGTTCCCGAGAAGGCCGCTCCCGGCGAGAACCTCGTCGCGGTGGACGACACGTCAGAAGCCCTGATGTTCAGCTAGTCCCGAACACAAAGAGACCCCCGATCCGAAAGGACCGGGGGTCTCGCTGTATCTACTTACCGGACGAGCCGAACCCGTTCTTGCCTCGGGCATGGGAGTTCAGCTCCGGTACCAGCACCGGCTCGATCTGGCGGGTACCGTTGCCGATGATGATCAACTGGGCGATACGCTCCCCGGCCTCCACGTGCACCGGCTTGGAGGTCATGTTCTGGACTCCGGAGAACAGCTCGCCCCGGTAGCCCGCGTCGATGATCCCGGGGTTCACGAGCAGCCCCTTCTTGCGCAGCGTGGACGACCGCCCGACGAGGAAACCCCAGCTCCAGTCAGGCAACTGGACCTTGATGTGGGACCGGATATCCACGAACCCATTGGCCGGAACCCAGGTGTCCTCGGTCACGAACAGGTCCAGCCCTGCATCGTCGCTGTATGCGCGGGTAGGCAACTGGACCTCGGCTCCGTCCACAGGAGCGAACTGCAGGGTCTTGCGCTCGCGGGTCGGGTTGCCCTTGGCGAAGCTGGGCAGCTTCTGGTCGGCCAGCCAGTCCATAGCCTCGATGGTCGCGAACTGCCAGGGATATACCCCGTCAGTCTTGGTCTGTACCACCTTCACGTTGGGTCCGGTAGGCATGGCCCACGAGGGGTTGCCGTCCGTGATAATCGCGACGTTCATTCCGCGCAGTGCTGCCCGCTCGACCTCAGCCGGGACACCCCAGGACCTCACTCCGGCTGGAGCGTAGGCCAGCATCGAGTCCGACTGCTGGATCGCGGCCTGGTTGATCTTCTGCAGCTCCGGAGTGACCTTCCTCCGGCCTCCCACGGACCAAGCGGCCCCGGGATCGTAGGCCAGGATTCCGGAGTCCCCGAGGACTTCCCGCTTGGCCCACGCGACGGTATTGGCGATATCCCGCGTGACAGTGTGCCCGCCTGAGAAGTCGATGGGGTAGGCGAGGTAAAGTGTCTTGGTCACAGCTTGACCGGTCCTTTCGTGGTAATTTCGTCGATAACCTTCTCATAGGCTTCGATCATTGGGGTTTCGTCCTCGTGGTGGTACCGGCGCACTCGCTGGAACTCCAGGTCCACTGACAGGCCCCGATCTGACTCGGCGCAGAGGTCCAGCAGTCGGTTCTTGAGCGCGTCGATCCGCTTGATGTAAGCGGCCTGCGCAGCCTTACTCGGTCGGCCCACCGGAGGCACCCCCGGTCAGCTTGTAGCGGTCGTCCATCTCGGGGTGGGTCTCACTCAGTTCCAGCAGCGCCAGAGCGTGGAACGCCACTGCCGCCAAGTGGGAGGTACCCATCTCCGGGTCGAGGTCCTCGCCTGCCCACCAAGCGTTAGCATGTCGCTGCAGCGCGGCATAGCCCTTGCTCAGCTCGTAACCCTTGCGCCAGTTGTGCGGCTCGTACTTCTGCGCACCCCGACCAAAGTGGATCGCCAGTTGTTCCAGCGGTCCGACCGGGATCAGGTCGAAGCGGGCTTCCTTGACGCCTTTCTCGGCTCCGGTGGAGGATACCGAGCGGACCTCCCCCACGGACAGGTCCAGGATTCGGGAGCGCCTCAGGTTGGCCAGTACTCCTTCCTGGGCTTCCTTGGACAGCTCAACCCCGTGTAGCTTGAACAGGCCGGACAGGCCCTGCTCGTCCTCCTCCAGCTCCCCTACCTGCTCCAAGGGCACGGACGGTACTTCCTCGGGCTTCGGAGACAGGTGCCGGTCCTCAGGCCCCTTCTGGCACGTGCAGCGCCTCCGAGGCTCCCCAGGAGCCTTCGCCGGGATCAAGTAGGCGCAGTTCAGATTGTGCATCGAATCCATGATATTCCCTCCCAAGGCTCAGGCTCCGATCAGGACAACGGTCTTGGGCGAGGTCGCGATCATCTTGACCTGCGCACCCGTGTCACGGTAAACGCGGTCGATCCACGCCTCGACCTTCTGCAGCGTGGCCGCGTCGCAGTCGTCGAATGAGGACAGGCCCGTAATCTCCGGGATCACCTGGTCCAGCATGGTCAGCGCTACCACCACGTGGGGGCCTCCCTGGACCGCCTGCCAGAGCAGGGCCTCCAGGTTCTCCTCGTCGATCCGGACTCCTCCGTTGGCCCGGAACGCGTCAGCGACAAGCTGTCCGTCCCAGTCCCCTACCCGGCGTACCTTCTGGGTTACGGTGGTCCGCTCCTCCGGCAAGCCCAGGGCCTCCCAGGAGGTCTCGTTCTGCATCGGACCGGAGTTGCCTGCAACGCGGATCGGGTAGACCCTAGCTGCAATGAACACCTGCACCGTATCGACCCCGGTCTGCCACGGGCTGATCCCGGCCATGGCCAGGAAGTCAATAGCGCGGCAGTCCGAGCTAGTGGTCTGCGGGTAGGCGTCCGTGTGGACCCCAAGGCCGTAGCCCTGGGTGCCCTCAATGATCACGTGGACATTGGGCTTCTGCAGTGCCGTGTGCAAGTACTGGACTGTATCGTGTACCCGGACCCCCGGGAGTTGGTTCAGCAGTTCAACCGCCTCAGGTACGTCGCGCAGACGGCGGGCCTTGCGCCAGACCCGCTCGGCACGGGCAGCGCCGATACCCTTGGCGGTCGAGCCGATGTTCTCGACCATCCGGCCTTCCTGCTCCTGCATCTTGTGGTGGTACTCGATCATCGTCGCGTTGCCGTCCACCAGCAGGTCCAAGATGTGTCCGTGATCCAACGCCAGGTGAATTTCGTCCAACAGCACCGGCAGGTCAATCTCGGAGCCTGCAGCGATCACCGAGGTAATCGGCTCTATCACAGCCCCAACCGGTACCTGCCGGAATGCGAACTTGTTACCCTCGTCGTCGTAAGCGGTGTGCCCCGCGTTCGGTCCCGCTACCCGGACGTTGACCACTTCACGGTCGGATTTTGCGGCCAGCGCGACGAGCTGCGCCGTCACGTGTCCCTTGGCCTCGGAGCCGAACTGTCCGCCTACTACTACTGCAATGTTGCTCATGTCCATCTTTCTGTTAGGTTGTCCCGTTTCACGTGAAACGGAAATTTATTTGTGGGTGTGTACCCTGCGGCAGTGCTTACACCAGAATCCAGCCGGTGTCCACACTACCTTACTCAAATCTACTTGTTCCATGGCTTCGCATCCACCCCACCCGGGACTCCCGGGAAGGTCTCGGCCCACAACTGGACGCCAATCTCGATTACCCGGTCGATAATCTCCTTAGCCCGGTCGCTGGGCAACAGCAAAACCATGGAGTCATGGACCAGCAGCACAGTGCCACCGACCTCCAGCTCTTCCTCGGTCAGCATGCTCTCGATGTACTTGTCCGCCAGCGTCCACCAGTTGATCCCGAACTGGGCCAGCGAGGGCTGGACCCGCTGGTTGAACCCCTTGTGGGTGTCCTCGTGCTTGGCAAACCAGCGGCGCTCGCCGTTGGACATTTGCAGATATCCGGCGACCTCGCGGCGATCCTTCTGCCGCTTCTCGATCTTGGACATATGCAGGTTGATCGCCCGCTTATACTCCGGGTAGAGCGCGTTCCAGTCCTTCACCAGTACCTGGGCCTCGCGGTCCGACAGGATAATACCGGTGTTGACTTCAATGTTCTGCTGCAGGGTCGCCCAGCCGACACCGAAAATCAGTGAGAAGTTTGCTCGCTTGGCGATCGACCGGCGCTGGTCCCAGTTCTCGTCGTCCTCCGACGCGTTGAACAGCTCCTTCGCGGTCTCGCCGTGCAGGTCCATCCCCTGGTCGATCATATCCAACATGCGCTGGCACTTCGCGAACAGAGCCGCCACCCTCAACTCGGCGTTGGCCAAGTCGAGTTCCCACATCTCCCAACCCGGCATCTTCGCCACCGCAGAACCGATCAGAGCACGCGGCGAGGGAATCCCATCCATGCCCTCATAACCGGACAGCTTGTAGTTCTGCGGGATCGCCTGGAGCTGGATACCCTCGACCGAGAACCGACCCGAGCGGGTGCCGTTCTGCCGGACCGAGGTCCGGAGCCGACCGTCTGCCCCGGCCTTGGTTAGCCAACCTTCATACCAGCGCGAGTCTGCGTCCTGGCATTTAGCGAAGTTGCGCCACACCGCAGCGCCTGGGAGGTCCTGCAAGATCAGCTTGCCGAGGTCGTTCGCAGTGAGCGAGGGAGCGCCACCATCAGTCGTGGCCACAGGCGGGTGCCCCAGCCCGTTTACCCCGTGCTTGATACCGGCCCCGAACCAATAGTGCTTGGCCATGTCCAGAGTGGCTGGCTTGAACGGCAGCTCCTTACCGAATGTGGCCGCGCGACGTTTCAGCTCCGCGCTCGCCTGCTGGGCCTCCTCGATATCGAAGGGCAGACCCCGTTTCTCCATTCGGTAGAGCAAGTAGGTCATATTCATCCGGCGCAGGAACGCCTCGGACGCTTCCAACCGACCATTCTTGCCGTCCATCCACGGGACACCTTCATCCAATATCCAGTCCTGTTGGACCGCCTTCAACCTGGTGGTAAGGCGTGCGTCCTGGTCCGCGTACTTGGCGATGATATCCCACGGCATCAGGTCCCAGCGACCCTTGGGAAGCTTCTTCTTCTTGAGGTACTCCGAGATTACGTGCTTCTCGTCGGACTCCTCCGCTCCCCATAGGAATTCTACTGCCGTGCCTGGGCCTTTCAGCGAGGTTGAGGGCAGGAACCCGAACACCAGATCGTTGCCGTTCTGGGTGTCCCACTCAACGAACTGCATGAAGTCGTCCCCGATACCTGGCCAGCGCCTGCAGCCTGCCCGGAACATATGGCAGTCGAACTTACTGTTCTGCATGTCCAGCGAATGGGAGCCACCTACCAGCCGAATGAACTCCAGTAGCGCAGTCCATTCGGACAGTGGCAGGTTCTCGGCATCCGGCCAGAGCGTCGCCTGTCCATTGTCCTCGGGTTTGCCAGTTCCGGATACGCCCTGATCGAACGGCCATGCGAACGAAATGACACGGATATCCGGCTTACCCTCGTAGACAGGTTCCTTGCGGTTGGTGCTGATCCCGGAGGGCCAAACCTCGCTGCGCACGAACTCCCAGTCGTCGGTCTCGTCCAGCCAAGCGATGGAGACCGTCGAAATCCTGGCCCCCTCGTCGGTGCGCAGGCCCGAGGTCTCGGTGTCTACTGACATACTGGACCCCGGGGTGTTCACACCCATCTGGTACAGGGCCAGCAGGTCGGACGGGAGCAACCGCGCTCCCCGTACGATATCGCCCACTGCTAGTGTACCTTCCGTACCGAGCAGATGATCCCGTAGGTGTTATCCCCGCTGTTGGCCTCGTGGACCGCCGAGAGGGCATCCTCTGTAGTCTGGTAGGCTCCGACCCACTCGCAGTCGTCCCGGTCGTGGAAGCCTCGTACGACAGCCACTGCGGCCCCGTCCGGACCCGTACCCTCGGCCAGGGTATCTGGACGCAGCGGTCCCAAGTAGGCTTCCATGCGTACCATGCCGTCAGTCAATTTGGCTCCTCGTTTGTTAGTTGTTGTCGGCCCCGCCTGGGGCACGGAGACTACTCTACCAGCAGATTTGCCTGCCGCGCAAGCCGGGGGTCCTGTTACAGCCACTAACAGGCGGTAACGACCCAGGGTAACTACCTCTCCGGCCCGGAACGACGCGGCAGAAGGGGTATTGGATACAGCGTAACAGGCTCCCGGCATGACCCCTCATAAGAAAGGAGAGGAGACCAGACTCTACCTGATCCCCTCTCCCGTGTATGTGAAAAAAGAAATTATATTGTTACTATTGTTACTCTGTTTTTTAGAAAGTCCTTATCCCGTCCTTCCGGGGTTCCTTAAACTAAACCTGGTTTACAGCGTGGTACACAGCGGGAGGTCCGCCGCTGTTACTCCTGGCCCTCAGCACGGCTGATCACCGCTGTCAAGTACTCCTTCGGAAGTGCTCGGTAACGTTGCGCCTTACCCTCTACCTTGAACAGTTTGTGCCCAGCGGCCAAAGCCTGGGCTTGCTGACTCAGTGCAGATTGGGTCTCCGTGCGGGTATCGACCTTGAATCCCTGCTCCCGCTTCCAAGCCTCCGCCAAAAGTACCGGCGAGAAATAGACTTCTACTGTGGAGCCGTCCAGCCCGGGACGGTTGAGTGACTCAAGGTCACCTTTAATTACCACTGGGCTAATCAGATTCTGAAAACGACCCATCTCGATCCGCTCCGGCTTCTCCGGGTAGTTGAACGCTCGGAGCGCCCAAGGCAGGACCTTCATCGTCAGGGTGTTGTCCTGATCCAGAGTCTGCCCGTTCGCCCCCGCCCAGGCATCCACCCGGCGTGCGTGCTCGCCCTGCCCGTCCCAAGCCGCTACGTCCCCCACGAGAGAATCCAGCAGGCGTGCCCCGGCCCTCAGGACCGCCAGCTTGTCCCCGTGTCGTCCCGGTACCTCCCGAGCCGCCTCGTTCAGGGCCTTGAGTGCGGGCTTGGTGTTCTGCAGCGCGTGTTGGACAAACCAGCCCGCCAGGACCGACAACCCACCCTGCGACTTGGGGTAAAGCGACCTCAGCTCCTGCACGTCCTCCCACTGTAGCTTGGACGGGTCATGCTTGGACTTGCGACCCTTGGGGCTGGTGATGTTCAGAACCACCGAGCGGTCCAAGAGAGCTTTTTGGGTGCCGAATCCCAGGGCTTCACCGGTAATGAGGATCGGTGCGACAACCTTGGTATTCCGAATACCGTTGCGGTCTGCTTCCATCTTAGAGGCCGTACCGTTGGACGTACTGGCTCGCAGCAGCTCCCCGTATGCCTCCAACGAGTCGAGGTCGTCCGCCCAGACAATCCCATTCTTATTAGCCGAGGCGTAGTCCCGAAGAACCGGCCGTGTCGGGACAATCTGCCCGCGTGTGTTGCCGTTCAGCTCCACCATCAGATCGAAGAAGCCGTTCGTCTTGCCCGACTCCGAGGCCGCTTCCACCCCGAAGAATGGGAACAGCGCCGTGCGGTCCTGAATCTGCGGTTTCAGCAGGCATGCCGCCCACCAAGCCCCGAAGATCGATGTGGCGGTCTCCTCCTGGAAGCTCAAAATCTCCCGCAGTACCCGCTGTGCCTCCGCCCGATCCCGCTCCATCCCGTAGGCGTAAGGGGCGATATCGCGCTCCACCAGCGACGGATCGGCCACAATGTGGGCCTCTTCCTTGCTGGTCTTGCCCGCCTGCGTGATCAAGCCCTCATGAGTAACGAAACCATCCATCGTCTCGTCGTACCCCAGGGTGGTCACGATTTTGACCTCGGGTGGGTTCTGGGAGTTCAGGTACCGGAGGATTCTAGTTGCGGGTGGCGTCTTGGGCTGAGCCATGAAAGGTTGATCCACACTCATACCCCGCGCAGCCAGCCAGGTCTTGAACCCGTTCTCGTTGCCCAGGGTCTCACCCGGCAGGGTCGTGTCGTAGAACTTCCCACCCCAGTAGATACGGACCCAGTACAGGCGACGGGAGGTCTCGTCCACCGCCACGCCACGAGCCTCGATATCGAAGTCCGCGTATGGGGCCTGCTCGTAGTGGGTCTCGTCCCCATTCTTGACGGCGATCTGGCAGAACAGCCTAGCCTTGTTCCCGGTCAAGAACCCGTTGCCCTCGTGCAGGACCTTAGCAGGCTTGGCCTGCTCCGACTCCCAGACCGAGTTGATAGTTTTCTGCAGCTCCTCCACCGGGAGCGGGTTGGGCATGCGGTTGGCGGCTCCGAGCGCCTCGATTTCGAAGTCATTGAACCGGCTGGCCTTCTTGGCGATGAAACCGCAGACCCGGACGAACCAATCGTTCCGGCCACCCTCAGCCGGAGGGTCCGCCAGAAGGCCCGCGAGGGTACTCGCGTGGCTCTCCATCGGCCTCTTGTGGCTCTTGGCCCCGTCCACTACTGCGAGGCCCTTCTTGGCCCCACGGGAGGCCGCAGGCTGGGCAACCCCGGCTTCCTGGTAGATCAGCGCCAGCTCGTCGTCCGTGAGCAGGTGTTCTTCACGGTCGTAATCGTCCAGCCGGTAAGGCTGCCCGGTTTCTTCGTGTGGCGTTGGAGGCATTACAATGTAAGATCCTCGACCTGCTCTAATATCAATTCCTGGACCCAGGACGTTAGTTCCTGACTTGACAGCCGCAGCAGCCGAGCCAGGGTCAACTCGGTATACAAGATGAACATTGCCGTTCCCCCGTCCCGAGTGATGTGTGCGCGTATCTGGTAGGGACCCCAGCCGCGTTGCGCCGTGCTGGAAATCGAGGTCAATTGCCAGCCGGTCCTCTCCAAGGTTTGCGCCAATCCCGGCAGTGGGGTATTTAGTCCACCAGAGGCGAATAAGGTCCTCGTCAGTTGATCCGTCGTGTGCACCCTTGCCACCTGCTTTCTTTGCGATCAGAGGGATTTTGGTGCCGGGTCGGAGCGGGAACACGTTCCAGCCCTCACGGGCGAGGGCCAGGGCAGAATCGAGCAGCGACTCGGGCTTGTACTCGGCCAGAGCGGCTGAGTGTCGTTCGGACAGTTTTACCACAGTAACTCCTAAGGGGTGAGGCCCCCGACCCTAGGTGGGTCGAGGGCCTCGCAGTGAAACGGACTTGCAGGGACTAGAAGGTGTCGTCGTCAGCTTCAACGAGGTCGGTGGAGTCGAAGTCGTCCGGGACCGGCGACAGGGACTTAATCTCGTTGACCTTCTCGCCCTTGCGGTCGCCGGAGGGGATAACCCGGGTGCCGACCTTGATCAAGGTCCACTCGCCGCGCATCTCGTCCGTGTCGCTGTCCGGAGTGTAACCGAAGGCTTCGAAGAAGGACTTGAGCTGGGACTGGCTCATGGAGTGGAACCCGGCCCACTTCTTGTCACCGTTCGTGTAGTTGGCCGGTGCCTTCTCTTCCGAGACGACGTTCATCCGGTACCACTGCTTGCCGCTGGCCTTCTCGCCCGTGGACTGCTTGTGCAGGTTCTCCAGGGTGGCATTCCAGACCGGCGCGTAGTTGCCATCCTGCACTTCCACGTCTCCGAGCTGGGCGTAGTAGTAGCCGTTGTCCAGAAGCGGGAAATCGCCACTGAAAGCTTCGGCGGTTTCGACTGCAGCGGCCATCTTCTTGTTGAGCTTAGGCATTTCTGGTGGTTCCTATCTTGTTTGGGTTGAACCCGGCGTATTGTCCGGGGTAATGCTGGACTTGGAGTATTTACTCCGCGTCGTTGGTGTCGGCGGCTTCGGCGTCGTCCTCCTGGGACGCAGCTTCTGCCTCCTCGGCCTTCTTGTCCGCTGCCGTCTTGCGGATTTTCCCGGAGGGCTTGGGCTTGCGCTCCTTGATCGCCGGGAGGGTCTTTTGCAGGTCGTCCTCGGCCTCAACGATATCGCCGTTGATGTAGCCCAAGATTCGCTCCATGTTCGGCTGGGCAATCACCTTCGGCATGCCGCCCATCCGGTCCTTGGTGCGGAAGGTTCCAACACCCTTAGCCAGTGCCCGGTAGGGGCCATCCTCGTCCTCCGCCTTGAAGTAGAGGTTGACGTCCGTGTAGCCCAGGAGCGAAGTCTGCAGAGCCGGGGTGACTGCGGGACCGTAGGAGACCTTGGAGGTCTTCTCGTCCACGTCCCGGCGCTCCAGAGCGGTAACCACGTAGTGGACCGGAAGATCGCGGAACTTGCGGAGAAGGTCGTTGACCATCTTCGACATTACGCCATAGTCGTCGCGGTCCGTAAAGAACTCGTCGGTCTCGGAGATTTCAACGTCCCGATCCCTGGCCTTCTGGATGCGTGCCCCCGCCACGTCGGACACGATCTTGGCGTGAACTTCGGTGATGGAGTCCCAGCCGATCAGGAACCACGAGTTCGGGTCCTTGGCGAGGTCCGATGCGAGGACCTGGTACAGCTTCTCAAGTCCCTTGCGGGTGACTTTCTGGCCGGTCTTGGGGTTCGGCCACAGGACGATCTTGGAGGTATCGATTCCGCGCCGTTCGAGGGCCTTTTTCTTCACACCGCCTTCGGCGTTGATGATCAGAATCTTGCTGCCCTCGGGTGCAATGTCCGCAGCGGTTGCGATTGCCGTGGTCTTGCCGGAGCCTTCCAGCCCATAGAAGCAAAAGTTGTAGGTGTCGTCTACTTCGTCGATGGGAGCGAACAGGGTGTCCAGTCGTTCATCCTCGACCGGTGCGGCTTTGACCACATCATCGATACTGGTCTGGGCGATCGCCTCAGCGATCTTGTCATTCTTTTTGGCGGCTGTTGCGCGTGGCAATTCGTCCTCTTTCGTGTGGTTTCATTCCAGATTGGCTCCCGTCTGGTCGGGTGGTGCTGTACTATCTAATCACTAGGCTTGGCAGGGTGTCAAGCCGGGTTTAGTGCGGGTGGTGCGGGAGCATTTGGGCGATGTACATGATCGCTTCCTGACGGGTAAACCCGTTGGCCTGGAACTCCCGCAGGTAGTCCCCGGCCCGCTGCCCGATTACCCGGGCTTCCGCGTGGCTCTCCCGTACTTGGAACGGCGGTGGGGCCTCGAAATCCTCGGGCCTGGGTCCGAGGTCCTCCGTGGCCTGCTCCTCGCCCTCCCGGATGGATTCGGGCCTGAATGAGTTCATGAACCGCTCGTACTTCGGGTCGTTGTCGTCTGGAGTCGTAGTCATTAGTGCCTCGTGAAATCCTGATGGAAGCCCTCGGCCTTCATCACGTGTTCGATGGACAGGCCCTCGCGCAACATCAGGTGGGCCTCTTTGAAGTCGCACTTCCAACCGCAGTTCCGGACGTCCGGAGCCGAGTAGAGCGGGAGCTGCATACCCTTGGGCGGGTAGGCGTTGCGGGCAGCGGCGAACGCGTCGTCCGCCAGTGCCTTCAACTCCCGGTCGGACCGGTTCAGGTAGAACCGCTCGTTCCGATCCTCCAGTGTCTGAGGCTTGTACTTCTTGCCCTTGGGCCAGGTCTCCTCCGGACGGTCCCCGGTGTTCTGGGTCGTGCGGCAGTAGGTGTGCATCGAACCCATCACCTTCTGGCCCAGGGGAATCGCCACCGCCCATGTGTAGAGGCCGAACTGGTCGTCGAGCTGCAGCTCAAACTGACTGGGCTTGTTGGCTCCGGACTTGTGGTCCTCGATCCAGAGCTGGCCGTCCCGCTTGGACCGGACCAGCCGGTCCATTTTCAATTTCAAGTGGTAGTGGCTCGGTCGTCCGTCCGGCCAAGGCAACGGGACCTGCGCGGGCAGCTCCACCCCGACCGTGATCCACTCGTCGTCGATTCCGTGGAACTCCACGTAACCGTCATACATCCATTCAATCAGGGCCTGGGTTGGGGTCTGGTTACCCTGCTCGTCCATGATGTGAGGCCGGATCGCGTCACGGCACTTGGCCAGGATCAGCCGCTGGTCGCCCGGTGAAGGCGTCCGGTAGTTGGCGTCCTTCTGCTCCTGCATCAGCACCAAGTGGTGGGCCTCCATCACGGCATGCCACATGGAACCTTTACCGAGGGCTGAGTCCTCGTCCTTGTGCTTGGTCCAGCGCTGCTTGTACGCCAACAGGTGCTTGAGGTTGCACTGCCGGAAGGTGTCCAGCTCCGAGTAGCTTACGATTTGTATCTGTGGCATCAGTTAGCCTTCTTCTCGGTCTTGATTTTGGCGATGATATCATGGACTTTGAGTCCCAGCCCATGAGCCAGACTGGCCCCCACGAGCTGGCCCGCGATCCATCCCCAGTCTTTGGGGTTGGAGTTCTCAAGGACTGTGATTGCAATTTGCTCCTTAGTCAGTCTCGGCACGATCTTCTCTCCATTCTGCGAAACTCGGGAATTCAAACTCTTGTCCGGTGTAGGCGTCGGTCGAGTCGAGGTAGTCGGTGTAGGCCCGCTGCCGCGCCACGGTGTACCTCGTGTACAGGCGGTGGAACTCGGCCTCGCTGCTGATCTGGGACTGCTCCCGCTCCCTCCGGAGGTCCTTCCACTTGCTGTAGGACAGCAGGATCGCGAAGAACGCCACCAAGTACAGCACCAAAATCAGCGAGTCCGGGAAGTTAGGCACCAGGACTCCTACCAACAGGCCCAGGACCGCCACTCCGGCCAGCCCCATCAGCTGCCAGACCCGGGTCATTCTCCCTCCCGGGCTTCTACCATGGCCGGGGTCGGCACGTTGACTTCGAGGATCGCGGTTACCTTGTTGACCAGACCCCGGAGGGACTCGTCCCGGAGGGTGATCTTCACGATTTCGTCCTTGACCCGCTCACCCGGTTTGGTTTCGTGCCTGCGAGTGGTCTGGTTGTAGTGTGCGGGCTGGTCTGCAGTCCGGGATACCCGGATTATTTCAACCGTTGCGGTGTAGTGCGTGCTCATGCTTCCAGCTCCTTGACTAGTTTCATCATTTCGGGGTCCTGCTCGGCCAGGGTGTAGGCGAGGTCCAGGGTCTGGCGCTCCGCTACTTTGGCCTTGATCTGCTCCAGCACCTTGTCCCGGCGCTCACAGCGGTCGAGGGCATCCATGTCTACCCGCTGGAACGCCCAGCGGGTGGCCTTCTGCGGGGTCTCGGAGGGGAACGCGGTAACCAGGGTAATATGAACCCCGGAGCGGTCCCTTACCAGCACGAGGTCTCCCGGCTCCAGCACGAGCTGGGTCTTGAATGCGTAGGAGCGGCTGGCGTGTCCGTTCTCCGGGTACTGTACATCAACGGTGGTGGTCATTTTATCTCCTAGAATGGTGGTTCGGATTCTTCATTGGTGGGGGACCAGTCGTGCCGGTTAGGTCGCTCCACCGGGTTTCGGGCCTCGTGCTGCCTGATCTGCTCGGCCCTGGCCTTCACGAACGCGGCTCCGAGTCTCTGTGCTCCCTTGCCGTCCTCAGAGTGCATTATCTGGAGCATCAGGTAGCCTATGTCCCGGAGTTCGATTGTAGCCTGCAGCTTGTAGGGGTCGTCTTTGTATTTGGTGGCATATCCCACCGCGTTATTGGACGCTGCCTCCAGCCAGTTCAGGCGGTGTAGGGATGATATCTTCTCTGTACCCTCGGCTTTCTCCGTGATCTGCGGTCGCCGGTTGATCTTCGGCACTACTTGGCCTCCGTCACGTAGTAGTCGATCTTGTAATCGGACTCCAGCCGCTTGTACCCGGCGCGAAGTTCGTTGGCTTTTTCTTGGGTGGCGATTCCGTCTTGGCAAACCCAGGTATTGCCGGTGAGGGTGTTTTCGCCGATCAGCTTGAACATTTTGGCTCCTTCAAAGTTTGGGGGTGGGAGGGGCCTTGCGACCCCTCCCGGGTTTGGTTTACTTGAGGCGGTAGTTGCCGTCGTCGAGGCAGCTCTGCGCGATGAAGAGATCGAAACCCCGGCCAATCTCCGGACGGACCATAGCGACGAAGTTAGGCTCGCCGTTGCGGTTGGTGGTTCCTGCGGGCTGGAACTTCTTGCTCAGGATCACCAGCTCGTTACCGGCGAGGTTCACGAGGGTCTTGCCCTTGGTGAGGTCTGCGATCTTCGTCATTTCGGCTCCTAATTCGGGGTGGCTAAAACACTAGTAAACCATGCCCCTTGCCTAGCTGTCAAGTGGGGCCTCGTCCCAAAGTTCGGGGTTGCGTATCATCTTCTCCCCGAGATGGTCCATCACGAACTTGATCCCGTGGACCTCCGCATCCATGACGTGCTGCCCTGGGACCTTGAGCCGCTTGGCCGTGAACTTGTACTTCTTGCGCTCCAGAATCGCGAACGCCGGAGCCTTGGCCGCTGGCTGCTGCATGAAGAGTTGGACCTCGAACAACATTTGCGGGTTAATATGGGCGGACTCGTTGGCCAGCCGTACTGCCATTTTGGCCGCGCCGATCATCTGCGAGGTCAACATCTCCGACCCCACCTGCTCTTTGAGCTTGTCGGCGTACAGGCTAAACGACTCCAGGACGAAGTACCTAAACAGACCCGAGACCAACGCCGGGTAGATGTAGCTCAGGAACTCCTCAGGAGTCATTTCGGTCACGAATACGACCGCCCAGCCTTTCTCCTCCCGGTCCAGCCACGCCACCCCAACATGCTCGTCCCCAGGGTCCACCGCGAGGATCATTCGCCCGTAGGCTTCATCCCTAAGCATTGGCAGTTTCACGTGAAACGACCTCCCCCGATTCATACCCGAGCAGGCGGTTCTGCCGCTCGATTACGTGCATCGTCTCGATTTCGGCCCGGTACTCCCGGTCGGATACTGGCATGGGGTCGTAGGCCCAGACTGCCACCAGTCGGCGGGAGATTCCCCGGAGCCTCGACGGACGGGCCATGGACAGTTGCTTCCTGGGGTCGAAGCTGTATCCCGTAACATCCAGACGACGCCGGAACTCGTCCACCCAGAGGCGGGCCTCGTGAGCGCCACCAAAGAACACATAATGCGGGGCCTGTCCGTCCTGCCCCAGGAACCTGATATGGTTGATCACGGCTCGTTCCATCAGCCGGAGCCGCTGGTCCTCCTTGCGCTTCCGCAGCTCCGACCAATAGTCCGCAGTGAAGCGGACCGACTTGGCCCCTCCCTTGCGGACGTAATCCTTCGAAGAGGCGCGGGGTGCGATGTATCGGCGTTCCATGATTTCCTATCTACTTGTTGAGTCCAGCTCGCTTGCGGAACTTGGCCCCGAAAGCGTCGCTGATCGCGTCGGCCCGGATCGCGGCTTCGTCGGCGTGACGGCCTCCGCGCTCTGCAGCCTCCACTAGCTGGTTGAGGTACTTGCTGTCGTGCCCAGGCAGGAACTTGCCCCCCTTGGTCAGCCCCTCACACCCGCAGGTGCAGGAGGTAGGCTCGGCGGGCTTCCGTGGGGTCCGGGAGACCTTCGCACGGGCCGGAGGGCCTTCCGGCGCTCCTGACTCCTCCGAGGGCCGGAGGACGGCTTTCTTCTGGGTCTCGCTCCTGATCCATTGGATCGTGGGGTTCGCGGCCAGCCTGCGTTCCTGCTCGGCCTCGCAGTCCAGCCGGTCCAGGCACTTCCAGTTCGGCCCAATCTCGTTGGCCTCCCGGTTATGGCACTCGGTGCACCTGGGTTGGCCCGCGTTGCAGTTCTCCTGCTTGCAGGCGCAGAGAATGATCTGGCCGTTGCCATTCCGGACTCCGCCCGGGCAGCAGTTGTGGTGCCCGACCATGCAGTGCCCGCAGGCCAGGTTCCCCATTCGGGTAGGTGTCTTGGTCTCGGTGGCGGTCATTGCGGCTCCTTAGTTGTTAGTGGTGTTGCAGGTGTGGGCGAAGTGGCCCAGCCAGTCTGGGTTACATGCCTTGCAGTTGGGGTCGTCCGAGGGCTTCCAGTGCCCGAACCGGTGACTCCCGCCAGTTATGCAAGGGAAGCGTCCCGGGGCCAGCTTCTGGTCCCTCCGGTGCTGCTCCCTAGGCGTTCCGCAGCGCAGGCACTTATCTGTCCGGACGTAGGCGACGGACCTGGGCATCAGAGGAACCGTACCGAGTTCGCGTCCACGTAGTGCACGCCGTTGTACTTGATCAACATCATCGACTTCTGACCCACCGAGTAAGAGGCCATGAGGTCGGTATTGGCTGGGATCACGAGCGGCTCCCCCGAGGCCAGGGTGAGTTTCAATTCGCGGGTGGTCCGTGCGGGCTGGTAATCTACCAAGATTGGCTCCTCTTAGTCGGTATGGCTGGGTGGGACCTCTACAGGCCCCACCCATTGACTCTAGTCAACCACATACCTTGCCAGATTGTCAAGCCAGTGTTGCTGCCAGGGTTCCAGCTCGATCCCTAGTACATCGCGGAAGTAGGACCGGACTCCTACAGCATTTTCTTGAAATCGCCCGCCGACATGAACCGAATCTGATCGGTCGTTTTCTCCGCCAGCAGGACCCGCTTGTTCGCATCGACGGTACCCGGAGTTATATACTCCTTGATAGTCACCGGGCGAGTCTGCCCGAGGCGGTGGACCCGCTGCCGTGCCTGCTCGTTCCGATACGGCTTGTAGGAAGTCTCGACAAAGATCGCCATATCCGCCACCGTAAGCTGCAGTCCCTCGGACACCATCTCCAGGGACCCTACCAACACGTCCAGCTTCCCATCCTTGAAGTCCTGGACTGCAGACCCATTGGCCGTCTTGGAATTCCCACCGTGAACAGTCGCAGCGGTAGCCCCCGTCGATTTCGCCACAGCCGCACATGCCTCCACAACATCCCGATAGTGCGCTAAGACCAGCGTAGGTCTTGCCCTCCCGGCGAGGTCGAATCTCAACTGCTCGAATTTTCCCCCTCGGGGTTCGCCAGTCGGATTCAAAAGCCACGGAGAGACTGAAATCCGATCTAGGGCCACATGCCTCGCCCCAGTTGACCATGACAGAATCTCCTTGTCGTCCACTTCCGTCATGAAGTGTTTCTTCATCTCGCGGTAGTGTTTCTTCTGCGGTCCATCCATCGGCACCAGGATTTCTTGATTCGTCACCGGGGGTAAATCGATACAATCCTCCCTCAGCCGTCGCAAGAAATGTGGGCCGAGATTCTCGCTCATGAAGGTCGAGTAGTGTTCGCACGGCTGAGACGGCGGGAGGGAGTAGCAGGCGGCTCGACAGGCCAGAAGTTTGCCGATAACCCTCTCGTGCTCCCGGTGTCGGCTGATTTCGACGTCGAACCACGTCTCCACCCATCTCCAGTACGACCCCAACGGGCCACCCCGCTTGGCCTTCTCCGGGAACATCACCCGAAGTAGGGTGAACATCTCGTGTGCCCAGTTCGGTATCGGCGTCCCGGTCATTTCCAACACGTGATCGCAATTCTTCGCGAGCTGCTCTACGCTCTTCGTCCAATACGTGTTGCGTCCTTTCGTGTAGTGACTCTCGTCCACTACCAAGGCGTGAAACGACCCGGTAAGCTCCGGGACCAGTTTTGATGTAGGTTTCAATCCTCCTTTGGCCGTTTTCTCTCGGAGGTTCATACCCGAATACGGAATAACAGTCCAATTCTCCGGATACTCGGACCACTGGGCCAGTTGGTCCCGCCACGTGCCGCCGTTGATCACCATCGCTGGGGCGATGATCGCGTTTCGATTGTTTGGCCCATCGAACGCCTCGATTGCCAGCCGAGATTTGCCCAGGCCAGGCTCGTCGCCGCAAAGGCCCCTTTTCACGGTCCTGATCCATTCGATACCTTCCTTCTGATGCTGTAGCAGTGGTGGTTTAGGCAAGAATTTCTCCTATGATCACGTCTCCGGAGTCGCCGGAGTCCAGCGCGGGAACCTCTACGGTGACTTGGGTCCTGGGGTCAATTTCCCCTTTGAAGGGTCCAACAGTGACCCAGCAGCGGATCGACCGGGAACCGCCGCCGCCCCAATCGTAGCCGCTGGTCAGCTCCATGATATCTTCGTTGTCCACCCGGTGGAGTATGCCGACAATGGTCCATTGCCCATTGCCGATCGACACGACGCGCCCGCAGTCCTCCCGAGACAGCTCAAGCGCTAGCTTGGTGTAGTAGCTGAAATTAGCCACGTGCTTTGACACCATCGCGACGGAGGATGCGCTTCTCGAATTCCTGGGCGTACCGCATATTCCGACCCTTGTCCGGGAGCAGCTCAAGTTGGTGGACTACCTTCCACTCAAATACACCCTCGATCCGGCGCATCAGCTCGCGGCTCGGGTACCGCTGGCCGGAGCGAATCCGGCTCACGGTAGAGTGGTCGATTTTGAGCTTCTCTGCTACTGCTACGTTGGTCAACTGGAGGTTGACCGCGCCATTCTCGTCGAAGTATTGCTCTGCTCGTTCGCTTTTCATCATGAAGCTCTTTCCTATCTGTCAAGTGGCAGTCCAAGAGAAAGGCCCCAGGACTTTTGATCCTGGGGCCAGTCCCTAGGAGGACCGCCAGCACGCCGTGTACCGAGGTCTACTATACCGTATCCCTTGCTAACGACGCAAGCCGACTAAGCCTTATGCTTGGGGCCAGTTTCCATCGGTGCGTTGATGAAAGCCGCCAGATCGCCCTCCGGGGCCTCCAAGTGCAGCTTAGGCTCCGGGAGGCCGACATTCGGTGCGAGTGTGGCGGTGGCGTCGTTCATGGACCCGAAAGCGGCATTGAAGGCCGCGCCGAACTCGGGCAGTGCAGGTTCGTCAGCAGTAATACCCTTGTCGGCCAGACGGTCCGCAATCGAGACCCCATCCTTGCCCGGGGTCTTGTAGAGGCCCATGTGAAGGCCCACGCCGACCACGAAGGACAGCAGAGCCATTGTCAGCCACTGGAAGACGTCGAAGGGTGTGTTGTGTCCTCCGAGGTACCAAGAAAGCAGCTCCGTCAGGGCCGAAGTCACGATGGACAGGCCCAGCAGGAGGATGGACTTCTTGTTACTGGCCGTCATACGGGTGGTGATCAGCCCAACCAGCAGCGGCAAAACCGCACTGACTAGGAGTTGGAGCAAGCTCCAGGGGTCGAAATTGAATACCATCATTTCGGGATCCTTTCAGTTTAGCGCTTGAGCCAAGCGACGATCTTGTCGAACACCGACTGGGCTACTGCCTCGGTGTCCACGGTACCGCCACCCGATCCGGCAGGCCGGTCGATCAGCGTCTTTACATCGGCCATTACGCGGGCAGTGTCAGTGCCGTTGTTCGCGAGGTCCTGGAGTGCCTTCACGTAGACCGGCTTCTCAGCGGTACCTCGGTTGATGTTGGTGTCCCAGACTGCCTTGGCCACCGCTGCGGGCAGGCTCTGGATCAGACGCTGGTTCTCCTCGATCACGAACATGAACCCGGGGTGCTTCTTGCCCTGGGCGTCGGTCCATCCGTCGGAGGCCAGAGCCTTCACGTATGCAATAGCGCGGTCTACTTCTGCCACGGTCATTTCTCCTTCGTTGATTGTCGGTACGTTGACGCCTCGGGAGAGGCGGTCGATGCGGGCGAGGTCGTAAGTCCCAGGGCATGCCGTGGACTGCCACTCGTAGTGGTGCACGAGCGGTACGTCGCCATAGATGGAGCGCAAATACGCCACCAACTCCGCGATGGTCTGGTAATCCCCGTCCGTGGCTTCCGGTCGGCACTCAATACCAATGGAAGTCGTGTTGCCGTACGGGTTACCGGCGTGCCATGCCGCGTCGTCCGGAGAGACGATGCAGGACACGAGTCCTTCCTGAGCCACGAAATGCGCCGAGGTCGGCTTGGTGTTCGTGCACAGGAAGCCTTCTACGGTCCAGAACTCCTGGCCGTAGTTGCCCCACCAGTGAATCGTGATCGATTCGACCCGGCGAGGACCCTGGCCCCAGACCGCGTTGGCCTGGGAGCCGGGGGTGAAGTTCCGAGAGGTATGCCCCTCGAATAGCTGATAATTGGTCACAGCTCCAGTCCTTCTGTAGGTTCGATAGGAGCAGCCTCAACCGGGGTTTCCCCAAGTCGGCTGACCTGTTCTGATAGGCGGTAAACTTGGCCCCTTAGACTCTGCGAGTACCGACGCCAGAGTGGAATTTGAGCGGCCTGCTTTTTGGCTTCGTTCCGCTCTTCCTGCAACTGGTCGATCAGGTTGGTCAACAGGTTGATCTGGCTAGACTCCTGCTGGCTCTTCCGAGTCAACCGAGCGACCAGCCACATTGCAGCCCCGGACCCCAGCACCGTTACCGCCGTCTTGATCACATCAAAGATCGGTGCCGAGAGGTCAGTCATATTTACTGCTCCTTCTCGGTAATCTCAGCGATAAGCTCGTTAATACGCTGGACCGGAGCGTTGACCAACCGGGAGACCCCAATACACGCCACCAACATCGACCAGTAGAGGCAACTCGCCACCCAAAGACGGGAGTGGCCGTCCGAGACTAGGCCGACTATGAAAGCGATAGTGTACGAAATCCCCCAGACTGCACACAGCCCCGCGAACAGGGCCAAGGCCCTTGACTGGTCCTGCCGGAAGGCATAGACCCAAAGGTAAAGCCCGACGACCATCCAGACCCCACCCCACAGATGGAGCGGAACCACTGAGTCCAGTAGCTCCAGCCCGAGCGGGATCGGAGGGATGATCGAGATGGGGGTCGGCAGGTAGGCCAGTCCAAACACCACTGACATACCGCCGAACCCCAGGAGGGTGGCCCCGCGTGCCCCGTTGACCTTAATCATCAGCGGGCAACACTTCGCACCACAGGTGGTTGTGCTTGCGGTCGTTGGAGGCCGCATGCGCGACTGCGCCCGCGAACACCTGGGTCCAGATACGGGCACGAGGGGAGACGTTGGCCGCAATCGCAATCCAGTCGGTCTCCATGTTGCCGGTGAGCCAGTAGGAACCCGGAGGACCGAACGAGACAAACGACTTGGCCTGGGCGTCGTCCACCAGCTCCACACCAGCCGAGACGCAAGTCCGGAGCTTCAGCGAGCCGGAGCCGATAGCACCCGAGGAGACCGTCAGACGGCCATTCACGCGAACCACCGTAGCGTAGCTGCGGGTGGGTGCTGCCGAGACGATCCCGATTACCTTGTCGGACGCGTTGGAGGTCGTGGAGAAGGTCGCCGGATCGGCGTAGTACCGCTCCGGGGTTGAGATGTACTTCCAGGCCGAGCCATTCCACTGCTGGACGTGGTTATTGCGGTCCAGCCGCATGACACATTGGCCAACTACCGGAGTCGTGATCAAATCTCGGTCCGCTTTGCTCCGGACCTTGATCAAGCTGCCCCGGGTGGCGGTGTAGGAGAATACCTGGGTGTAGGACGCTTGCGAGGCCAGGGTCTGGCCAGCGGAAACCACGGCCTCAGCCAAAACCAAGGCCCCTGCCGGGACCGAACCATAAGGCGCAGTCGGGACTGCCGCCGTGGTGCCAACGGTGACTCCCGGGACGGCGAGGTTATTGGCGTCGCCCTTGGCCACATCGTTTTGCTTCACCCAGATAAGATCGATCCGGGAGTTCGTGCCCGGAGCCGCCGAGGCGGCAACGGTCTGGATACCCTCGTTCATGAACACGTACGCGCCCTCGCCCTGGGTCCGGTGGACCACGAAGTGAGCAGGGTCGATGTAGTACGTCATGGAGGCTCCAGAGCCGTACACGAGGGTAACGTCGCCGGTCTCCATGACCCCGGAGCGCGGCACCCCTGGCGCATTCTCGATTAGGGTCGCTCCGAGCGCGAGGCGGGCCTCCGCAGGCGTGGTGCCTACGTTGCCGCTCGCGACCGGGACGAATAGTCCTCGTTTGGTCGTCACGTTGTCTCCTCTGTTGCCGGGGTCCCAACCAGAGCCGCCAGTTGCTTTGACATGGCCTCAATTACCCGGCCCTGCTGATCTAGACGGTCAGTCAAGTCTCTTACCATTATATCCTGTTGTGACACCGTGTCCAACAGGTGCTGCACGTACGGGATCAGCCGAGGCCCGATCAGGTCATACCGGATGCCGTCGATCCGACCGTCGAAGTAGGTCACCACTTCGGGCCAGACCTCCGCGACTTCCTCGGCAATCATCCCGTATTCGTTCTTTGCGCCTTCCGTGCGCCACTGAGGACCTTGCGCAGGCTCGCCGTCCACCGTGAGGACCGGTCGGTACTGAGCTTTCCGGTCGTACACTACGGGCCGGAGGAGCAGCACTCCGGGGTCAATATTGGAGGCGTCCCGCACGTTCTCCTTATACCGGATCGATGAAGTGTTCCGGCCCAAGTGGAAACCACCATCGTTGCCGACCCAGACCGCATAGAAGGTCGAGCCTGAGACGTTGTTATTGAACGCGTAGCTCGACCCGTCCGCCTGGGCCGCTAGGGTGGCGGTTGAGGCTGTGGTGGCGGATGCTACTGCGGAAGTGATTTCCGACCCCGCGTGAGTGTGAGTTGACGCCGGGTAAGTAGCGGGCTTCCCGGCCAGGGTCGCCCATGTCGCCACCTGCGACCCGATATGGACCCAAGTCGAACCATTCAGGACCTCCAGCCCGTACTGGCCGGGGTCCGAGTTCGTCAACAGTCCATACCGGGCCGTCTCGGTACCGTCCGCTGCATAGGCGATAATCGCCGCGTCAGAGGTCGAAATCCGGAGCCTAATGTTGCCGGAGGAGTCCTTGACCACCATCCCATCGCCACCCGAAATCGAAGCGTTGCGGAGGTCGGAGTTCTTGGACAACTTGGAAACATCAGCGGCGATCTTGTCGATCATCTTGCGAAGCCCGATAATCGGGTCCGTCTCGACCGTCCGGCGTGGAATTCCGTCGAACGCGACCTCCGGCTCAAGTACCGGGGGCAGCTCTTCCGGAATCGCTGTCATTTAGCTCACCCCCTGAATTGGTGCGACGGCAATCGACACGTTATTGGTGTGGTCGCCGTCAATCGACAGCATGCGGACCCGTGCCGCCTTGCCCTGGGGCAAGATCGGGTGATCCATCGGCGTAATTGTTTGCGCCCAGTCGCCCGGGAGGTAAAGCCCAAGCTTGGGGTTAGCATTGGCCTTGACAATCATCGACCACGCGTCCCAAGGCTGCGAGTGGTCCGCTGCGGTCCGGTTGGCCAGAGCCTGCAAGACCGCCAACGACTCCTCCTGCGAGGACCCATTCTCGACCTCAGTCCAGGGGTACCCGGCGTTCAGGAGCTTGGTGTTGCGAGCCACTGCGAGGCGCATAGCCTCTTCCTGCCCGGACCCGGGGGACCAGGCCATGGAGGCCAGCTCCGTGCCGTCCTGGTCTACCCCGTAGTCCGCCAACTGCGATTTCTCTACCGAGGCGTCCCAGGTCCAGTCCGGGCCAGCTTGTCCCATCAGGTTCGTGCCGTGTTCGAAGGCCCACTCCACGAGCGAGGGGTCGTCCGCCTTGAACCGGGGCCGGAACCGCATGTCCGGTCCGTTCTCAGTGGCGGACAGCTCCCGCAGTTCGTCGCCAATCCACGCGAGGTTGTACCCGTAGAAAGTCCGGGTGGCAGTCCCTGCGAGGTCTGCGGGCAAACTGATCGGCAACTGGCCTCCCCACGGGTTATCCTGGATCGACCGGCGCACCAGCTCCCGGGCGATGGAGCCTAGGTGCTTGTTTGCTACCGTGAATTTGGCCTTCGCTGGGTCAACTCGCAGAGGGTCACCCGGTGCCCGGAGCGCAGCTCCAGGAAGGTTCTTCCGCCTGTCGAAAATTGACCACAGGCCCTGGGCCTGCAGATTCAGCTCGTAGGTCTTTGGATCGAAGTTTCGCTTCCAGATCGGACCACATTCCAGGATGGTATCGCCGTATGACACCCCCAGGAATTGTTTGGTGGCGAGGGTGAGGTTTTGGAGGTCCACCTTGCGGGCCTCTTTGGACGCCACACGAACTGTAGCGGAGACTGGCCCCGCTGCATTGAGGCGCATGCCCCACTTGAACGCCGAGACCGGCAGGGTTGCATTAACCCTGCCGGTCTTGACTTCACCCACGAAAACTCGGAACGAATCTTCTACCACCACGCGGGCCTAACCTCAACTTTCATTTTGGCATTGTTCGATCCGGGTGATTCGAACAACCATGAACCGGTCTCCCCTCGACCCAACCGCACCCATTCGGAGACGACCAGGTTTCGGGGAGCGTACCCGTCCAATATCACGGAACCATCGTCGGTGTCGATCACCAGCGTCTGCCCCGTGCGAATGGTTCCAGTGTACACCAGCCTTCGACCTGTGGTCAGTTCGGTTATGGTGAACCCTGGGACCGTGGTCCCGGTGATTGTGAACTTAGGCCCGGTGTCAGCCGAACCGGGGTTCGTCAGCGAGACCGTGCCGGTGCTTCCCGCCACCCCAAAATCAAGGACTCCGACCGTGGACGGGATCGCCGGGGTGAGGTCGTAAGCGGGACTGGCGTAAGGCGTGCCATTCCACCCGTAGTCATGCCCCGCCGTGTCCGGAGAGTCACCGTCGAACCACGTAGGGGCAATAACTTCGGTTTTCTCGACCAGTGCCCGAGCAGCATCGTAATTGCCAACGTCCGGGGTGTTGCCGGTCGTGTGGTAGAACCAAATCACGATCTTGTTGAAGTCCCCTGTGGCCGTACCCGCAACAGTGACTGTGGTCGGAACCCCAGCAGTCAGCGTCTGGGTCGCGGAGTCCACCTGATTAACAGTCGTGCTGTTCATCATGAAGCTGATGCGCAACCTCGACGCCAGGGTGTTCGGACAGGTCAACATCATCTGGCCGGTCCATGTTTCGTTGGCCAGCCCGGATAGCCCGGACTCGGTATAAGTCCATCCCGTGGACCCGGAAGCCTTGGGGACGTAGATCGCGCGGCGAGCCGTGCCGGAACGTCCGTCAGACCCTACCGTGGACCGCCAGAGGGTGTCTCCGACTTCTCCTGTACCGGCCAAGTAGTTCCAGCCGGTCGGGGTTACCGGAGCGAACTTCGTGGACGTGGACTGATGCGGTGTGCCGGTCCAGGAATAAACAAAATCATCATTAGTCGTCGAACCATCGTAGTACGGTTCGTTCAGCCAAGTTTGGACTTCTCCCTGAGTGTTTGCGACGAACAGCGAAACCGTGTCCACCCACATTCTCTTACCAGACGCCACCGGACTAACCGTGTCAGCCGGGTTCCGATACTGCACGTAGTACCCGGCGCTTGCGGCCAGCGCCGGAGCTTGTCCCACGATCTGCAGGTTAGCCCCAGGGTAGAAGCTGGCAACTGTCCAGTTGGACAGAGTGTTCGAAATCGTGGACCCTGCCGCGTCCCTCCAGTTGATCCAGATACGCACCTCGTACCCGGTCTCAGTAGCCACAAAAGCAGACATTCCGGCCCACTGTCCGGGGGTTACCGCTGGACGGTAGATAGCGCCGTTTACTTGGATACCGGGTAGGTTCGAGGTCCCATCCGATACAGTCTGGCAGTTGTATGTACCAGACTTAATCATTGGAGGGTTGGACCCTGAACCTACCGTGGACCTAGCCGCAGTGCAACCAGTGGTACCCCAAGAGAACATGTCCAGTTCGAATGATGGGTTTAGGATCAGGTTGGTCGAGTAAAGCTCCGTGCCTACCGGAGCGGAAGGCAAGCCGTTGGAGGCGAAGTTGGTCCGCGAGAGGTTCCACTGCCCGGAGAACAGATCGAAGCGGAGACCGCCACTCTCAGTCGGGATACCAACCTCGGGGGACCAGATCGAAGAGCCGTACTTCCGAGGGTCCGTAGCCAACAGGAAGATGGTGAACTTGAACTGCGCCCGCCCGGTCCAGACCGGATCGAAGCCGTCCCCCGTGAGGTAGACGTTGGCCCAGCGGGTACCGAGAGCAGAGTTCGTTGTGAATTTGCCCTCGGTACCGTCGCCGAACAGTCCGGCCAGCTCCTGAATTTTCATCTCGGCGTCCAGTGGCGAAGTGCCGATGTAGGCCCCGTCGAGCTGGATCAGCCGCTCGTCCTTCCACCCGCGCTCGGAGTGGGTGCCGTGTGCCCCCAACCGATTCGACTTATCACGCCGGATCGGTGAGGAGCCGTGCCAACCCTTGATGTTGTTAATCAGGAGCTGAGACCCCGTGCCCGGAGCGCCCCACTGGATATTTTCTCCGGTGGTTAGCTCCAGGCTGGCGGAGGTTGGAGCGACCAACATGTTGTCCGTCACGAGAGAGCACCTACAATCTTTCCTGCCGAGATGGAAGCGAGGTTTTCCTCACTCATTTTCTCCGATGGGTGGACGTGCTGCTCAATGAGCGGACCATTCCGTACCCCACCGTATTCGCCCATACGAACATCGTACGCTGCCCTGGAACCCTGAACCGAGAACTCCGGAACCTCCGGGATGGAAACCAGACCCGCCACCGACCCCGCAAGCGAGTCCTTCATCGAGTCCAAACCGCCGATGTAGCCCTCGACCGTGTTCACACCGAAGCCGAAGAATACCCGCGACGGGGAATGAATTCCGAGCAGGTCCTTGAACACCCCGACGATTGGACCGGGCACGAGGGAGATAATCGCGTTACCGATTGCGCCCATCATGGACCCGATACCGTTGATCAGGCCCTGGATTATATCCTTACCGATGTTGAACAGCGCCGAACCGACGTTGCCCAGCGCTCCAGTGATCTTGCCCATCAAACCACCGAAGAAGCCGACCAAATCACCGATCATACCCGATGCGCCATTGACGATCGAGTTGAATGAAGTAGTGACGTAGTTGACGATTCCGGAGAAGATCGACGAGAAGAACCCGAATACCGCGTTGAGTCCGCCACCCACGACCGAGATTACTGTCGAGAGGACGCCTGAAATCACGGCCAGGATCGTACCGAAGATGCCGGACACAATGTTCAGGATACCGGACCAGACCTGCGCCCAGTTGCCCGAAATGATACCCGTTACGACCTGGATGATACCCATTACGATCTGCATCACATTGGTGATGATATCGGCTATCGCGGTAAATACCGTGATAACTACTGGCATCAGCGCTTGGATGATCGGGACCAACAGATCGGCAATCATTGCGATCAAAGGTGCGATTGCCTGGAGCACTACCCCGAAGATCGTTACGACCATCGGCATTACTGCCGTCACGAGCTGCATGATTACTGGCATTAGAGCCGTCAGCAGCGACCCTACCAACTGAACCACCACGGTCACGAGCTGCGACACGATTGGAGCGATCATCGTGAAGAAGCTGCCGAGCTGGGCGAACAGCGAAATCAGGACCGGAGCCAGCGCCACGAACAGCGAGCCGAGCTGGGTTACCAGCATCGTTGCGAATTGCTGGAGGGTCGGCATGATCGCCGTCAGGATCGCACCAAGCGAGGTACCGACCGCTGCACCCAAAGCCCCCAAGGCTCCGGCCAGTGCAGGCAGTACCGGCATGAGCGCTTGGAAGATCATCCCCAGTGGCGAGAACGTCGTGAACAACTGGAGGACCTGAGGAATCAAGGCACCCAGTATGGGACCCAGGGTGCCGAAGAGTCCAGAGAATACCGGTCCGATGGTCGCGACGGCGGTGCCGAGCGAGTCGTGGATCATGATCCCGAGACCCTCGAAGAACCCAGAGATTCCGGAGGAGGTAACTTCATCGCCACCACTAATTAGCGTGGTGAAGAACGCCCGCCCGGAGCCTTGGGCGTCCTCCCAGACCTGACCGATCCGGAACCCGGCCTCTTCGAACTTGCCCGCCAGTCCGTCCGAGGTAATATCGCCGTCGCTCTTGAGTCCGCCGAAGAAGGCCCGGGCAACACCCATGGCTTCCGATAGCGGCTGGACCAACGAAGAGTCCACCCCGAACAGGGACTGCATGATCGCGACGTTGGTGCCGCCGTTCTGTGCCGTCTCCTTGGCCTCCGACACCTTATCCAAGAACCCAGAAATACCCCGTACGCCGTCCAGGGCCTTGAGCCTCACTGCGGTGAACGTAGGGGCAAGGAAGCCGCCGATTTTGGCCGACAGGTTCTCGGATTCAGCGGAGAGTGTCTTGGCCACGTTGGCTGTAGATTCGGAGGTCCGGGCAAAGTCGCCCTGGGCGTCGGCGGTCTGCTTGAAGATCAGGGCCTGAGCCGCCAGGACCTTCTGTTGTGGGGTGAGTGCGTCCTTGGTCGTGGTGATCAGACCCTGGCGCATTGCCTCGTCTTTTAGGCTGGCGTCGTCCAACATGACACCATAAGCGCGGATTGGTTCGGTCTCGCCTCGGAGCGCTGCACCGACCGCCTCGATTGCCTGTTCGGTGGAAGTACCCTTGAAGGACGCCATGTCACCGGCAAGGCCAGTAAGCTTGGTGGAGAACCCGGCCAGGTCGTTGCCGGAGAGGCCAGCCGCCTTACCGTAAGTACCGAAGGTGTTGGCCGCGTTGATAACCTGCTGGGACGACAGGCCCAGGGTGGAGCCTGCCGTTTTGGACTGGTCGATGATCAAATTCATCGAGTCGCCGAACACGACCCCCGCTGCTGCGGTGGAGTCCTCCAGTTCGGAGAATGCCGCCACCGAATCGGAGGCGAATGTCTTGATCTTGTCGGCTGCGAGCAGGCCGAGCGCGGGACCTACAACGGCCTTCAAGGCCCCTGAGATTCCCGCGCCCATGCCGCTGCCGATCCGGTCGCCTGCGGCCTTGCCGTCTACGCCCGAAACTTCTTTTGCGATTGCGCCTTGGAGACCTTTCACCGAGGGCAGCAGCGAGAAATACGCGGACCCTACCTCTACTGCCGTCATGTGATTTAGTCTCCTGCCCACCAGTCGTTAAACTCGCTGATTTTAATCGGTTCAGAACCGAATGATTGGGTTGATTTGTCCTTGACGCCGGGACGCTTGACTCGCTCCGGCTGGGCACCCTTACCGCCACCCCGCTGCCAGTTCGCATCGTGCAGCGCATCAGCCACCATGGCCAACAAATAGTCGGTGACCTTCCAACGGGATTGCTCGCCGTGTATTGACTCGGCCAGCGCCGACCCCATCTGAGTATGCGAAATGATCATCCACAATTCGCGCCAGTCGAGGTCGTCGCTGCCGAGCCAATCCAGCTTCTTGCCCATTGAAAGGAGGGTGAATTCAATCGCCCCCCTGTGCTCCCTTAGGAGTTCGAGGAGGGCTTCGATTCCCCCAGCGAAACTCCAGACGCGTCGGCCCAGGCCTTAATGACGCCTTCGAGCTGCTCCATGTCGTCGAATTCGTCGATCAGACCGGGTTCGTACAGGGAGAACAGGAGCTGCAGAGCCTGCTGAACGGGCATGCCCTCGACCTGGACTGCAATCTTGGGCTTGAGGTATTTGAGCTTCGGAATGGACCGAATGTGGTCCTCGCCGGGGAGCTGGAATCGGAATTGGTTCTGGTGCAAGCTGGCCTTGGAGGCCGGTACCCGGTACACGGCGGGGACGTTGTCGAGCGCTTCGCTGATCGGCTGTTCGATCTGCGCGGCTGCAGCCTGTTCGGCGCGAATCCGGCGAATCTCAGCGATTTCGGACTCGGAGAAGTTTTCGTTTGTAGTCATGATTGGGATCATTCCTTTGGTTCGGGATTCTTACGGTCGGGATCATTGGGTGGAACCGCTGGGGCAGGCGATCCCGGTACCTGCCCCAGCGAGTTTGTTACGCGGTGTAAACGCCAGTATCCGTGTAGATGTAGACGTTATTGCCGAGCGCATCCGGGTAAGTGGTGAGCTTGACCGGAAGCTGTACTGCGTCCTTCTGAGTGAAGGAGATTTCGCCGCGCTCGGTGACCTGTCCCAGCGGGACCACGATCTGAATCTTGCGCGGGCCGTCCTTGATGCGGAATACCCAGGTGTTGACGGGCATATCCTGGCCGTTGAGCTGGACCTTGTGCATCAGACCATTGCCGGTCGTGTTCACAGTCGGGACCGAGCCTGCAGCACCAACCGTACCGGTGTCGGTGTAGGTCGTGACCAGACCCAGAGTGGCGACCAGCTTGTCTTGTCCACCGGAGAAGGTACCCCGGTAGACCTTGAAACCGGTAGTGCCCGGGATCGCGGCCCAGGTCATTACCTGGGTCGAGGTCGAGCCGGTCGTGGTGGCGGTGATTTCGTTGGAACCCAGGGTCTCGCCGTTGGCGTTGATCGCCGTGATCCGCCAGTAGTAAGTACCCGCCGTGAGGGTACCGCCCGTGGTGGCCGTAGCGCCCTTTGTGAGGACCGGAGCATTCAAGAATGCCTGGGAGGTCATCACCGCTACGTTGGAGTCTCCGAAGTACGCCCGGAGGGCTTCGGTGGACAGCTCCAGGTGCTGCCACGCCAGCTCAGCGGCGAACTCTTCGAGAACCTTGCGGATCGTGGTTCCGCTCCAGTCCTTGATATCGGACAGCTTGGTGTTCGGGGTGAGCTTCAAGCCGTCCGGGCCGATGTACCCGGAATCGGTGTAGGCCGGGTCCAGGGTAGAGGCGACGGAGGACGGAAGCGCAGTGCCGACAGGGGAACGGAGGATCGCGCCCGTAACGAGCTGATCCGGCGCACCAGTGAAGACATTCGCGACTTTGGTAGTCATTGTTCCTTCTTTCAGGTGGAGAGGGTCTCGTTGGAGCGGATCGCTACAACGTATGTGGCGGTATATCTCACTTGCGCGGACAGACCATCCGGGAGATTGACGGGACCTGAAATCTCGTCACACCCGAGAATTGAATACTCACCAATTTGGGAGTACGAGTGGAGCAAGCCCCGGATGATTTGCGCCACCCGGGCTGCCCGTGTCTCGGTTGCGGCCCAAACCTCAACCAAGATTGTTGGCTCGTCCGTAACGAGGTCGCGCTGAACGCCACCCACACGCCGGATGATCACGAACTCGCTGGGCCGGGGGTTCGGGGGCTTGGTGCCCACCGGCCAGAGCTTGCTGTCGATCCTCTGTAGATCGCGCTGAACAGCAACCCGGAGGATATCCTCCGAATCACCGAAGATGATTACCTCGACCACATCAGCTCCTTAGTGCGTCGATGGAGCTGGTGAGCGCCCGGTCCTGTGCTTCGGCAACCCGGGCTGCGTGGCTGGCCGTGATCACTGAGGCCCTGGCCCTGCTGCGCCCGGGCTGGACCGAGGCTACAAAAATTGCATCAGGCCCGGTCCGCGCTTCGGCTGCATGGGCCATGCGCTGGGCCGATTCCAGTAGGTGGGCCTGAACCTCCGGGCTGTTGAGCAGGGCCTTGATTCCAGCGTCGTTGAGGACGACTTTTACCTCTTCGGCCATTACCCCTCCCAGCGGTTGATAACGAAGGTCAGGTGGTCCATCGTCCCGGACGGGCTGGGCTGAATTTGGACCTCACCGTTGACTTGATATTCCTTCCCGGCGTACAGCAGGTGGTCCGAGTCCCGAATTTCGTGGGAGGTCGGGGCCTGTACCTGGTACTGGGTGAATGTGGCGTCTCGGTTGGTCGAAACCTCGGAGGATGCCAGGGGCTGGACGATGCAGCCTTTCAGGTCAGCCTTGGAAGGATTGGAGTAATCAAATGTCTTGTTTCCGTGGTCGTCAATGACCGTGGGCCGGAGCCTCACTAGGGTTTGACGTGCGAACGAAATCGGGAGCATCAGACCACCAACTTGTAGGAGTTCATGACCTCGCGCTCATACTCGGTGGGAATCATCCCACCGGAGACGCCTTGCTGGACCGTGCCCCAGTTGATCGACATTGCCCCGGCCTGTTCCCGGGTGGCCCCCATCGGGGAGGCCAGACCCCTCGCCACCAAAGAACAGGTGAGGAATTGGAGCTGGGCGAGTTCGTCATATCCGTGGTCCATAACCACCACGATTTTGCGGTACCGGTTGGTCCACGGTCGGCAGTCGGTGCGCTGGACCAACCCAATCTCGGACCAGTCCAGCGCATCCACGTCCAGGGGCACCCCAAGCTCGGTCACGGAGACCAGCTCCTGGAGCTTCTGAGTGGGCAGGGGCAGCGTAGGGCCTCCGGGACCATCCAAGGTCACGGAATGCCCCTCGACGGCTGGCCCGATGTGCCACCCAGCTTCTCGCCGGATAGACTGGGTGACCGCCTTAATTGCGTCGGCTGCGCGAGGATCAGTCGAGAGGATTGCACCCTTGGTGAAATCTTCCAACTGGGCCGGGGTCGCGAAGTCGGGTATTTCAGCGATAGCGACCAAGACGGCCACCCCTTTCGTCTACTTGTTGGCGGGAGCTTCGCCGGACTTGTTCTCGACTACCAAGGGCTTTTCAGCTTCCTTGGCTGTGAGCAACTTGGCGTTGCCTTCACCCAGGGAAGCCGCGTATTCCTCGGTGGCCTGGATGCGGTGCTTGATGCCGTTGATATTGACTTCGTACGTGTGGAGCTTGCCAGCCATGTTGACTGTCCTTCCTAAGAGTGTGGGTTGGGTGGGGCAGGGGCCACTAGGACCCCTGCCCGATTGAACTACGCTACGGGAGCGAGGTTCAGCTTGACGATCGCGGACGGGCGACGAACAGCAAGGCCGACGCGCTCCTCAGCGCGGACGGTGATCTTGTTGTCGGTGAAGTCCGTCGAGTGCGAGTTGGTGGACTCGACGCGGACGCCACCCTTGCGGTAGACCGTGGTGGACTGCTTGAGTGCACCAACGATTGCCGTACCCTGAACCACGGACGGGGTGACCAGCGTGCGCAGGCCCCATACCGGAGGGTTGACCATGACCTGGCCGTTGCCGTACTGGCCCTGGAAGAAGCCGCCGCCGAGGTACTGGTCGTTGGCGTCCTTCTGGAGGCGCAGCGACTGGTAGTCGAGCGGGTGCATCACCAGCGAGTCCGCAGCCAGACCGGAGGCGGTCTGAACGGCGGTGATCTGGCGGAAGATTGCATCCGCCACACCCTCGCCGGAGAGGCGAGCACCGAGCTGAATGCCGGAGCGGTTCAGCAGGCCGAGGACGTTGGTGCCGGTGCCGTCACCGTAGATCAACTGCTGCTCTTCGAACTTGGCCAGTTCGTAGAGGAGACGGGTGTTGATTTCGGAGACCACGAACGGCAGGTCTTCCATCATCTCGTCCGAGAACTTGATGTAACCGGCGATCTTGCGGATCGCGTCGGAGGCCAAGATCGGGTCCGGGATGTGGAGCTGCGGCTTGCCCGCACCTTCCGCTACCGTGGTGAAGGCACCCTGTACGGGTCCCTGCTCGATGAAGTAGGCGATGGCCGTTCCAGCCAGGGAGCCTGCGCCGAGCAGGTCGGCCAGGATCAGTTCAGGCCGGGGAGCCTGTACGATGGTCTGGTCGAACGTGGTCAAGACCGGAGTCTGGAACACGGAGCCTACCTGGTGCGTGTCGCCAGCGGCCTTGGAGGGGCCTTCCCACTCGGGGGTAGCAGCGGAGAAGCCCTTGACGCCCAAGTTCTCCTTGACGGCCTTGTAGGCGGTCGCGGCGAAGTGGTCGCCCAGGGTAGCTGCGGCCTTCTGGAGACCATCTTCGCGACGGTCACCATCCTTGGCCTCAGCGCCCAGTGCGCCGATCTGGTCGAGCAGGCCCTTGCCACGCTCGCCAGCGGCGATCTTGGCGTCGTAGCCCTTGACCTCTTCAATGAGGTCAGAGATTTGGGTCTCTTCCTCAGAGGTCAGGTCGCGGGATTCCGCGCCTGCCTTGGCGTGAAGTTCCCGTGCCGCTTTCAGAGCTGCGGCGCGCTTTGCCTTGATATCCATAATGGATTAACCTTCCAGAGAGAGGAGTTGGAGTTCTGCCGCGAGGCTCCGAGAGCTGGCGGACGATTTCGGACGGGGGTCCTCGACCTTGGCCGGTGAAGGCTCCTCGGTCTTGCCCTGGCCCTTTTCGCTGGCCGCTTCCAGAGAGCGTGCACCACCCATCAGCAGGTTGCCGATGGAGTGGTATGTTTTCAGGAGCTGGTCGAAAGCAGCGGGTGACAGGGTACCCTCACGGAGCTGTTGCTCGGCGAGGGCAGCTGCCTTGACTGCCGTAATTTCGGTTTCCTGATTAGCCCCAATCGGGACCACCGAGACTTCGTAAAGTTTCAACTTACGAAGCTCGAAGTATTCTTCGGAACCTGCCGACTCGTCGTCGGGGTTCTTCTGTCGTTCGGCCCAGCCGCCCTCCAGCACATCATATGCGAAGGACATTTGGTTGATGCGACGACCCTTGATCAGCCGGTAGACCTGAGCCGCCTTAGGCGATTCCAGGTCGAGCTGGTTCAGGGTCAAGAGTCCGTGATCGTCCTCTTTGGCATCTTCCACGTGGCCGATGTTGTAATCCGGGTCGGACATGTTGTGGCCGAACAGCAGCGGCAGGAGATTGCCGCTGTCCTTCCATGAAGTCAGGGTGTCAGCGAAAGCCCCAGGCATTACCACGTCGCCGTAGGAGTCCTTATTGCCGAACACTGAGGCGTAAGCCTCAAACTGTCCTTCTTTCAGGCCGTCCTCGGGGCCAGCTTTCACCCGAATCTGGGCGTCTTTCATCTTCACGATGTTTTCCCTTTCCGGGTTAGTCGACTGATATTGAAACGGAGCAAGTGCACCCCGCCACCCCATCGGCTCCGAGGACGGGGTCACCCGGCCAATCGGCACCATTGCTGAACTTTTGATCGATCGAGACGGTTTCGCCGTTCATCCGGGAGTGCGCCTTGCGCGGGTTGGATGAATTGACGATCCATGTCTTAGATTTCTTCTCGGGTTCACCTGGGACTTGCTTACCGGCCTCGATGGTGGCGAATGCGCTCCAAGCGGTGAGCAGAGCCGCAGCGGCTGTCACCGACCGGTTGTCCTCGGCCTTCGAGAATACCTCGGACGGCTTCGGGGCCTCTTCATCGTCCGCTGATGCCAGAGCTTCGTCGAGAGCCGCTTTCGTGGCCCCGTTGATGCCCTGAGCGCGGCTCAAGGAGACCGCCTGCAGGAACTTGAGGGTCCGTTCGGAGTCGTAGGCGTCCGGTTCGAACCCCAGCTCCTCCGCGACCTGCCTCCCGATCTTGTGGGAGACCGCCACAGCAAGCTTGTACAGGTCCGAGGCCAGCTCCCGGTTCCAGCGGTCCTCGTCCCACCAGTCCTCACCGTCCTTCGCACCCAAAGCGGACAGGACGACAGCCGACTGACGTTTGAAGAACGCCTTCAACACCCTCTCGATGTTGCCCTGGGCCGTGTCCGACCCCCGGGCCTTCTCTCCAAGGTCCAAGATACCGACCGGACCCCAGTCCCGCTGCGCCTTCTGGGCGAGAGCGAGATATTGGTTTTGGCCGGTAATGCTATCCGGGGTCGAGTCAGCCGGGGAAGCCTGCCCACCCGTGACGACATTGAGTGGGACGATCAGATCATCGCCACCCGGGATCGCCCGCAAGTTCTCCTTGGCGCGAGCCTCGTTCCGGAGCATCCAAGGACCACCGACTGCAGCCGACATGACTGCCGCCTGCTCTTCGAAGGATCCCTGCAACTTCTCCTTGATATTGAACTCGATGTATAGATCGTCTGTGCCCGGGTCCAATTTCGGTACGAGGAAGGAGTTTAGCCGGTCCTCCAACTGGGCCAGGATCGGCCCGAGGGTGTTGGTGTAGAGCGACTTATTGAACTCGCGGACGTTGGAGAAGTTCGCGTTGTCCAACTGGCCGACCATCGTGGGGTTGATGTGGTAGACCGAGCAGACCGTCTGGAAGCTGAGCTTGTACGCCTCCACGAACTGGTCCTCTTTGGCGTTGAACCCCATCCGCTGGGAGGTCATTCCATCTTCCAAGATGATCGAGCCACCGGCGTCTTGGCCGTTGTCCCCAGCGATCTTGGAGTCGAGCGCCTCCTTGAATTTGCGCTTCTGGTCCGGAGTCCACGAAGGGGCCTCCTTGGGCCGGGAGACCACCATTCCGAGGCGTCCACCCTTGGTCCACTGCTGTTCGCGGTAGATCATTGCGTGGACCTGCTCGGAGATTGTGGCCTTCAACGACTCGACCGGGGAAACTCCCTTGTTCAGGTTCGCCGGGTCCCAGCCGTGGAAGTAGAGCACGTCCTCCATCGGGATATTAACTCCCTTGACGGCTCCCGGTGGAAGGACCTTCACGTAGGAAGGTCCCCAGATATCTCCGCCACCGAAACCCTGAACCCAGGGCATCGGCACGGGCTGGATGGACCAGCCGGAGGGACGGTCGATATCCTCGACCACCAGCCAGAGCGCCTCGTCCCACAGGGCCAGATCGCTTACGAGGGAGTAGATCAACTCGTAAGTGGTCTGGGACTTGTTGGGCGATTTCAGAGTCTGGGCGGTGATGCTCGCCCGGTCCCTTTCGCGGTCGTTCTCGTCCAATCGCTTGAACGTGTGGACCCCGAGTTGGGCGATGTTGCGGGCCATGAACGAAACCACGGTCCGGAGGTTCGGTTGGTTCCGGTACAGGCTGGCCGGGTCCTGGCCTCGAATCAGTCGCCGTACGTCGTCGAAGCTGGCCGGAACCCCGAACAGGGTAACTGTCCCGTAGTCCGTCCGGGTCAGGGGTGACATGACGTTCCGCAGGGCATCAAATACGCTCACTAGTGCTCCCTCCGGAGGTCATACGAAGATCAGTTCTTCGTTGTCGTATGCGCTGGATTTTTCTTCCTCTACAGGCTGGCTTAGTGCCCAGACTGCAGCAGTAATTGAAATCAGCGGCGAAATATCGAACGGCGACCGCTTCCGGTCCCACACCCAATAGTCGGCAATGGGCTTGGTCTGCGCCGTGCCTGCCGCGAGGTTCAGGACCTCTTGGTTCAGGTGGCGAACCAACCCCTGGGTTACCTTGTCGAACATCTGGGCAGTACCGCGACCCAACTCACCGCCACCCCATCCGACTACCCGGATACCGGCCTCGACCATATCCGAGAGGAGGGAGGAGACTGGGGAGCCATTCTCCTGCATCGCGACTCCGAGAAGTCCTTCCCGGTCCTTCCGCTCCTCCAGCCAGGGTATCACCCAGTCTGTTCCGGCGCGGTAGGCCACGACCTCCACGTGGTACTTGCCGTCCTCCCGTAGACCAGCCACCGAAATTGCGGTGAACTTGCGGTCCCACGAGACGTCCACGCCGAAGTAGTAGCCCCCGGCCCGCTTGGACGACATGTCCTTGAGCTTCTCCCAGTGACCGGCCTCCCAGGGTCCAACTGCTGCGGTCGAAACCCACTGGCAGAGGCACTCCACCCGGAACACTGGGTCCGGATCGGTTGCATGGGCGGAGGCGAGCGCCTCTTCGGTCAAGCGAATCTCGCCGTCAGCGTCCTTGTGCCCCACGGAGGGGTTAGCCATTGCCCATCCCCGACGATCCGAGGTCGGCATTTCCGGTGGCGCGGAGAACTCAAAGAGACCCAGGGAAACCTCGTCAGTGTCCTTGGCCTCAATCGCCGCTGCGGCTTGGTCCCTCAGGTGCGACAGCACGACCGAGGAGGAGTCGCCCGCGTTGGAAACGCCCCACACCTGGGCCTTGGGACGGGCCATTGTGGTCTTGGTGATTGCGCCCCAGGCGTCCCACGAGGAGTGCTCGCGGAGTTCGTCAAGGATAACCAGATCGCCTGACAGGCCACGGCCACCCTTACGGGTAGCGGCAGTGACCTTGTATTGGGACCGGACCATCGTCCCGTCCGCGCCTTCAAAGGCGATACGGAGCGATTTCTTTCCATTGGTCTTATCGACCGCCGTGATATCGGCGGCGAGGTCCTCGTTATCCTCCGCGAGGGAGACCGCCTCGGACCATTGCTTCTCAGCGATATCGAGGTTCTGGGCGGTACCGATCACGAGGGGAGCCTCGTCCACGTACATACGCCACAAAGACAGGACCTGCAACAGCAGCGACTTGCCGTTCTGGCGGGCGACCAGCAGAACCACCGTACGGAACCTGAACTTGCCGTCCGGGTTCAGCTCCAGCGCGTGGATCAACACCCACTTCTGCCAGGGGTACAGGTACAGGCCCAAGACCTGCTCAGCGAACGCGATGCACTCCCAGCCACGGGAGGTCTTGGGGGTCAACCGCCGCTTGGGCGGGGTGTGAACCCTGGGTACCTCCGAGCCGAGCAGCTCTTTCCTAGCCGGTGGCCTTTTGCTGCCTGCTGCGCGGCTTGGTGGTCGCTTTTTGGTCGCTGCTGCTGCCACTTCGAAGCTCCCTTACTGCGGCCAGGCCGCTCTTGGGCTTCTCGTTCTTCATATCGAGGGCTTTACGAGCGGCGATGGAGCCACCGAGCTTCTCCAGACCCGAAATGATCTGCGGGATCGTATAGATCGCCTTGTTGTGAAGCTCCATGGCGCGGATTAGGTCCTTGGGTTCGGCTTCGCCACCCAAAGAGAGGGCTTCGACGGTATGTCTCGTGGAGTCGCAATACTCCGCCATGGTCCGAATACCACCGACGATCCCCCAGTCCTTCTCGGACAGGTCGTCCTTCATGGCGTCTATCGAGCGCTCCACGTATTCCGACATTTTGCGGTTGTCGAACGACTTGGGGTCAAAGGCCATTTTGAACTCCTTCTCCGCGTATGTGCGCGGGCGACCCCGGGTCGAATACCAGAGGGAGAGAGGACAC